GTTAGTAGTGGAGTGGATGACGCTGGTAACGAAGTGCCGTATCCTAAAGGAGCAATTGTTATATATAGAGAAATGCATGGTAAGGGAGTTGACAACCAACAACAAGCAGACAGAATCGCCAGCGTCTCAGTCGGAGAAAATCTGGTTGCAGTAGCAGATCCATCTATTTTTAGTCATGATGGTGGGCCTAGTATAAATGACCAATTCAATACGGTTTTTGGTAGGTATAAACATCCTAGTTTCAAAGCCGCTGATAATGACCGTATCTCAGGTTGGGCACAGATACGCCAAAGGTTGGTAGGTAAGCCTCCATTGCTCTATATATTTGCTACTTGCCCATATTTATTAGAAACTTTACCATCATTAGCAATTGACAAAAGAAAACCAGAGGATGCCGATACGACTGGCCCTGATCATGCTTGTCTGACAGGCGACACAAAGGTTGTTACAAAATATGGCGTTATCCCTATTAAAGAGCTTGATGGCGTAAAAACCTATGTATTAAGCCATGACGGCGAATATCACCTAGCTTTTGGCTCAATAACTAATAAACGAGCTGCAATTCTTAGATTAGAATTTGAAGATGATACCTTTATTGAAGCTACACCCGACCACAAGTTTATGATGGCCGATGGCACTTTTAAAGAAACTGCTTTATTAAGATGTGACGATCTGATACGTTGCGTATCATATGAAAGTGAAAATAATCTCAAAAACAATTCAAGAGTTCGATGGTCGGCGATATTACCTTTGTGGAAGTTATTTCAGTCGGCAATCAGACAAAACCGTTGGCTCTACAAGATTACACAGAGCCGTTTGGGAATACCATTACGGAGCAATTCCAAAAGGCAAACACATCCATCACAAGGACAAAAACAGGAGCAACAATCAGTTAAACAACCTGGAGATGTTAAATTGTTCAGAACACTTGAGCAATCACATGACCAAAGAAAGAAAAGAATTAGCTGCAAAAAATCTTGTAAAACATGCAGTTCCAAAAGCACGTTATTGGCACAAATCACTTCAAGGGCGAGAATGGCACTCAGAACATGCAAAGAGAATTGCCAAAAATATGCCTATGGTGACGCTGGTATGCCAGTTTTGCCAGACAGAGTATCAGACAAAGCTGCACATGAGGAACAAAAGCAAATACTGTCACCAGAACTGCAAGATGGCGGCCAGACGAAGAAGATTAAATCCATCACTTATACCACGACCCAAAAAGAAGTCTATTGCCTAAATGTTCCAGATACGAGTACATTCGTATTAGCCAATGGTATTGTATCGCATAACTGTGATGCCTTACGCTATTTGTGCAAAGCTCGACTAATAGATGCTAAATGGACACAACCAGAAGCGGCTAGGCAACCAGGTGTAATTGTTTTAGCTGATTATGTAAACAAAGTACGTCGGAAACAAAAACAGGCACGAATATGAAACAAGTCCAACCATTAGTCGAAAAATACTCTCCTAGATGGTGGAAAGCACAAATAACTGAAGCTGAAGAAAGACGTAAGAAGTTCATAGAACAAGCCGAAGAGTCTATAAAGGTCTACAACGCTAACAAACAAGCCACTGTAATGAACGATGTTGAGCGTCGTATCAATGTATGGTGGTACTGTATTAACACCCTTTTACCAGCTTATTACAGCTCTACTCCCGAAGCTGAAGTTGACCTTAGAAAGCGTAGCGGTGGAATGCCGTATCAACTAGGTAGTGTCGTTTTAGAGCGAAACACACAATACGCTATGGATGTGCATTTTAGCTTTGATCAGGTTGGTTATACTGCTGCACTGCAATTTTTACTTACTGGTCAAGCTGTTTTGTGGGCTAGATACGAGCCTAAGTTTGAGACTGTTATGAGTGAATTTGCACTTATAAAGACTCCTGAAGGCAAACTTGTAACTCCAGAGGGCAAGGAATATGAAGGCGATACGAGTAATGCTGTCGAAACTGATTCTAACATTGTCATGGTGTCTGCTGAGATTGAGCGCAAAGTTGACGAAAAAGCGGTCTTGGAGATTGTTCAATACAACGATTATTTTTGCTCTGATGCCAGAACCGAAGCAGAAATAGAGTGGCGAGCTAGACGAGCTTTCTTGAGCCGAGAAAAAGCAGAAAGTATGTTTGGTCAGGAAGTAGCAAATACGCTAAACTATACGAGTTATCCCGAAGTTATAAAAAAGAGCATAAGACGGAAGGATGATAAATATGAAGGAAAAGCAGAAGTATTCGAGATCTGGTGTGAGGCTACTGATAAGGTCTATTGGTTGTCCAAAGACGGTGAAAAGACGATTATTGAAACTGGCCCTCCACCGATTAAGTTTGAAAAGTTCTATCCTTGCTCAGTTATTACTCAGTCTGATGACCCCGATTCCGTTATTCCTGTGTCTGATTATACTCATGTGCGTGACCAGGTTCTCGAAGTAGAAAGACTTACCACACGGATTCATGCAGTTACTCAAGCTATACGAACCAATAGCGTATATGACTCTACATTAGGCGATCAGATAGAACAGCTCCTTTCTGGTGACTTGAAGCTAATTCCTGTCACTAACTGGCCTAGTTATAAGCAGCGTGGTGGGCTTTCTAATGGCGTAGAAGGCTTTAACATTGAACCATATATAAATGCTCTACAAGTGCTTCAAACAGCCAGGCAAACAGCTCTAGCGCAATTGTATGAGACATTAAAGGTATCAGATCTATTACGAGGTACATCTGAGCAATACAAGTCAGCTACAGCTAACAGACTAGAAAACGCTTGGTCAAGCATGGGGCTTGTTGTACGTCAAAATATGTTCTGTAAGTTTGTTTCAGACTCCGTAGCTAACCTAGCCACTATTATTGCAGAGCAATTTGAAGAAGAAACTCTTTTAGACATTGGTAATGTTGCAGAGTTAGTAGCCCCACTTGTAAAACAACCGCCAGCTCCAGAACCGCCAGCAGAAGGCATGGAAGCTGCACCGCCTATGCCAATGGGGCCTTCTCCAGAAGAACAGATGCAGCAATTAAGCCAAGAAATTATAGCTGTTCTTAGAGATAACAAACAAAGAAGTTACCGCATTGAAGTAAGCACTGATTCTATGGTTGCAGTAGATCAAATGCAGCAACAACAAGAAGGGATGCAGCTTATACAAACTACAGGCGCATTTTTTGACCAGATGAGAGGATTAGTTGAGCAATACCCACCATTATTGCAATTCTCAATGACCTTATTTCAGAATATGATTAAACGCTTTAAGGGTGGTAAAGAATTAGACGCTATCTTTATGGGAGCTTTTGATCAGCTTGGCGAAATAATGAGAGCCAAGGAAGAGGCCGCTAAGCAACCGCCTCCACCAGATCCAAAAATGCTTGAGATTCAAGGCAGACTGCAAATCGCACAGATTGAGGCAGAAGCAAGAATGGCTGCTACTCAAATGGAGATGCAGGATAAGAGCGTTAAGAATCAAATCACAATGCAAGAGCAACAGCTTAAAATGCAACGTGATCAGTTGGCAGCTCAATTGGAAATTCAAAAATATCAGCTTGAAGAGTATATTGCACAACAAGAAATTGCTGTGAAACAACAAGAAGTTCAGGTAAAAGCTCAAAAAGTTCAAGTAGATATGCTTGAGGTGCAAGCTGATTCTGCTAATGAAACAACCAAACAGCAGATCCAGCAAGAAACAGCTCAAATGTCACAGATTTTAGAGATTCAGAAATTAGAGCTTGAACAGATGCGAATAAAACTTTCTGAGTCCGAAAAGCTCATGGAAGAAAGAAGACTTAGTTCTGAACAAGAATTAGAGCGTATCCGCATGGCTATGCAAAGCATAAGCGAACAGTCAAAAGAAACAGCCTCTAAAAGTCAGCCAATTGTTATTAACAATGTTATACCAAAACGAGGAAAGCGACGGGCTAACATGATGACCGATGAACTTGGTAATATTTCAGGTCTTGAACTAGAGGACATAGAAGAAGAGAACAATGAGGAGTAAATTATGAGCGATAATGTTATTGTCTCTAATTCTCCAAGCAGTGATAATAATGACATACCTGTACGCACAATTGAAAAAAATGCGAAACAAGTACAAGTTTTAGCAATTGATTATGGTGGAGCTGGAGCCGAAGATTTAACTGTACCTGATTTTGCAACTGAAACGACTCTTCAACAACTTGTAAATTTTTCGACAGCAACAACAGCTACAATAAGCAATGTAGCAGCAACGACGGTTACCACACAGCTTTTGGCTGCTAATGCCAATCGCAAACAAGCAATTTTTGTAAATGACGCAGATCAGCCTTGTTTAGTAAAATTTGGCACAACGGCCTCAGCATCTAGCTTTACATACAAACTACTAGCTGGTGATATTTTAGAGCTTCCTACGCCAATTTACACAGGTAGAATTGATGCTATTTGGACAAATGGAGTAACTGGTAATATGCGAGTGACGGAGTTGTAATGCCAATTATTAGAGCTATAAGCAGTGGCGCTCAAGGGCCAAAGGGAATGGATGGGGACAGTGCTTACCAAGTAGCAGTAGCCAATGGTTTTTCAGGAACAGAAAGTGAATGGCTTGCTAGTTTAATTGGCGCAGCAGGAGCTACTGGCGCCCAAGGGCCAAAGGGCGATCAGGGGGATACCGGAGCTACTGGCCCACAGGGTTTGCAAGGCGCTCAAGGGCCAAAAGGTGATAAAGGCGATACCGGAGCTACTGGCCCACAAGGTCCTTCAGGAGCAACCGGAGCAACCGGAGCTACTGGCCCACAAGGTCCAAAGGGGGATCCGGGGGACACAACAGCCTATACTTTTAACGGCGGTACTCCTTCTGAAGATTATAGCGGTGGGCCAGCTTTTGATTGTGGTGGGGTGACGTAATGGCAAATATACAATTTCAATTCAGACGAGGTACGGCAAGTCAATGGACATCTGCTAATCCTGTTTTAGCAGCAGGGGAAATGGGAATTGAGACTGATACCGATAAGTTTAAAATTGGCGATGGCTCAACTGCTTGGAGCGGTCTCGGTTATGGTGGAATGGAAGGCCCACAAGGAGCCGCTGGAGCTGATGGAGCTGATGGAGTATCAGCTTATGAAGTTGCGGTTGCTAATGGTTTTTCTGGAACGGAATCGCAATGGTTGGCTAGTTTAGTTGGAGCCACTGGCCCACAAGGCCCTCAAGGAATTACTGGCGCTCAAGGACCTCAAGGTGTACAAGGCGCCACTGGCCCACAAGGTCCGACCGGTGCTAAAGGCGATACCGGAGATACTGGAGCCC